TTCTAACACCGCTACTGCTGGTGTGTTTGACCTCGACATTGACTCCAATGGTAGATGGTCAGTTGAGAAGTTCAAGGGACTTATCTTCCAGATCGAGCGAGATGCTAACGCAATTGCACAAAGAACTCGTCGTGGAAAGGGTAACATCATCCTCTGCTCTGCAGACGTTGCTTCCGCCCTTACAATGGCTGGTGTACTTGATTATACACCTGCGCTTAACGCTAACCTCAATGTTAACGACACTGGTAATACATTTGCAGGAACTCTGCAAGGTAAGTACAAGGTCTACATTGACCCTTATGCTGCAAACCTAACTTCTGGTGGTAACGCTGCCACTGCTGGTGGTAACCAGTACTACGTTTGTGGTTATAAAGGTTCTTCACCTTATGACGCTGGACTGTTCTATTGTCCTTATGTTCCTCTCCAAATGGTCAGGGCAGTGGGCGAGAACACCTT